GATAAGATTTTTTCTTTGTAATTTGCAGTGTAATGGATTTGGACAAAAAGATCCAACAGATCCTAGCACATATGAATTACCCTTTGAAAACTTTGATGTATCAACTGTAAAACGTGTTGAAGACTTGCCTGTATGGGATAAAGGTTGTGATTCTAGTTACACGTGGGCAAAGAAGTTTAAAGGATTAATGGGACATGAAACTCCTTCTGTGTTAGCAGACAAAATAGTAGATGCTTTAAAAACTGACTCCAATCCAGATGGATTGTTTTTACATCCTGGATCAAAGCAGTATCAACATCTATGTTTTACTGGTGGCGAACCTTTAATGGCAACTGGACAATTGGCAAGTATGGGAATATACAAAGCACTCAAAAAGAAAAACAATTTGCCTAAGTCTATGACATTTGAAACAAATGGTACACAAACATTGAGAGAACCATTTAAACAATGGATAAAAGATATTCCAGAAGAAATATTTTTTAGTGTAAGTCCTAAACTATTCACAGTGTCGGGCGAGAAGACAGAGAAAGCAATCAAACCTGAAAATGTTGCAGAATATACAGAATGTTCTAACAGAGGACAACTAAAATTTGTGGTAGGTGCCGCAGACAGAGAATGGGATGAATTGGAAATGACAGTAGAAAAATTTCGAAAAGCAGGTGTGCAATGGCCCGTTTGGATAATGCCTACAGGTGCAAGAGAAGAAGAACAAGTTGCAACTGCTGGACAGGTGGCTGAAAAGGCATTCAAAAAAGGATACAATGTGGCGGCAAGAGTTCATGTGTATCTATTTGGTAATGCAATTGGAACATAACGGTAGACTAATTGGAAAAAATAAGGTATAATAATAGTTCGGAGGTAAAGAAATGGATATAATCAAAAAGGTAAAAGACGCTTTCGTTAAAAAGAAAGATGTAAAAACTGAAGTGAAAGATCCTAAAATAGAAGCACTGATGGCTGAAAAAGAAAAAGCAACTAAAGATGGAAAACCTTGGGTTGCTGTTTTGAACACGCACATTAATAAAGACAATATTAAAAATGGATTTTTTGAACTTGATTGGAACAATGAATTTATTGAACAATTGGTAGACGCAGGATATAAAGGTGAAAGCAACGAACAGATTGTTGACGCTTGGTTTAAAACTATTGCTAGAAATATTCTTGCAGAACAAGGACAAGATCCAAGTAGAGGCGCAGGCTACATCAATACAAAAAATTTAAGTGACGACAAGTCAGAAATTAGTTAAGGAGAAGCAATGTCAAAAGAAGATATAGATAAACATTCAGAGCATGGTAGAGACACTCACGATCAAGATTTAACTTACGAGAATGAACATAGTACAGATTTAAGTCCTATGGTCAGAATATCAATTAGAGAATATGATGCATTAAGAGACGAAGCAAGGGAGGCTGGCAAATATATTACAGATCCTGGTTTGATTAGCATTATAGATAAAATTGAAGAATTGACAAGAGCATTAAGAAAGCATATTGTTAGGAAATATTAATATGTTACAAATCCACAAAAGTATGCATCCAATGACCGAGTTCGCTCCTGTATGGAATTTTCCATTATGGTTTGACCAATTTGGAAACAAAGAAGAACTTGGTACAATGAGGCAGTGGATAATAGACAACGAAAAAAGTATTATTGATTCCAACAAACACAAATCAAAGGATGATGGAGGCACTGGTTTGGGTAAAGATAGCCTTACTGCACAATACAACAGTTTTAATTTATTTAAAATTACTGAAGAAGTGAACGTTTTCAAAAATATGTTCAATTGGCTACAAGAGTCGTACAAAAATTTTATGAATGAATATAAAACGCAACCAAGAAAGTGCATTATGTTTTGTTGGGCAAATGTTGTTAGAAAAGGTCAACCTATCACTATACACAATCATGGAGCGAAACACTTTTCTTATTTGAGTGGTAATTTACATTTTGAAGACTACGCAACACAGACTGTATATCATAATCCTGTAAATCCAAGAATGGTATACGAAACAAAGAACATTGCTGGAGGACTTACATTGTTTCCCAGTTATATATTTCATCAAGCAGATCAACACAAAGTTGATAGTGTAAGAGTCAGCATGGCTTTTGATTTGTTTGATACAAATTTTTATGAAGGAGACCGCACAAACGCAGTGGAGTTTAACGCATGACATATATTTTAGTTGATACTGCAAATACATTTTTTAGAGCAAGACACGTGATTCGTGGAGACCTTAATGAAAAAATAGGTATGGCTTTACACATTACTTTTAATTCAATACGTAAAGTTTGGAGAGATTTTGACGGCAGTCATGTTGTATTTTGTTTGGAAGGAAGAAGTTGGCGTAAAGATCATTATGCACCTTACAAAAGAAATAGATCAGATGCAAGAGCAGTAAGAACAGAAACTGAAGTTGAAGAAGACGAAGTGTTTTGGGAAACATTTGATAATTTTAGAGACTTTATTGACCAAAAAACTAATTGCACAGTATTAAGACATGAACAATTAGAAGCAGATGATTTGATTGCTGGTTGGATTCAAGCACATCCTAACGACAATCACGTAATAGTATCAACAGATGGTGACTTTGCACAACTAATTGCACCTAATGTAAAACAATTTAATGGAATACAAGACGTCACAACTACGCATGAAGGCTACTTTGATGATAAAGGCAAACGTGTTTTAGATAAAAAAACAAAAGAAGAAAAGCCTGCTCCTAATCCGCAGTGGTTATTATTTGAAAAATGTATGAGAGGCGACAGTTCGGATAATGTGTTTTCTGCTTACCCTGGTGTAAGAACAAAAGGAACTAAAAAGAAAGTTGGCTTACAGGAAGCCTTTGCAGATAGAGAATCAAAAGGATACAACTGGAACAATTTAATGTTACAAAGATGGGTAGATCATGAAGGCAATGAACATAGAGTGCTTGATGATTACAATAGGAATGTACAACTATGTGACTTGACTGCACAGCCTGACGACATTAAAGATAAGATTAAAGAAACTGTTTCTAAAGCAACACAGAAAGAAATAGAACAAGTAGGTTTGAAATTAATTAAATTTTGTGCAAAATGGGATATGCAAAGAATTGCAGATTCACCAGAATCATATGCAGAGCCTTTGAATGCACGATACAAAAAAGGAGAATAACATGGTTACAAAGTATTTTGCTAAACCAATATTAGATGGTCGTTTTTGGATACTAGAAGAAGACGGTAGAAAACTTGGAACAATATGTAAACAAGAAGATCGAAGATATATGTTTAGTTGTGATACAGGCACAATGATATTTGACAATCAAAGACAATTACAAAACAAGTTTAATGGGAGTTGGATGTGGGGTTCTACACTAGAGCAAACTGCTGAACCAACTAAAACTGTTAAAGAAGTAAGTGTATATGATTACCCAAGCAAGTTTAAAGCATTCAATCAGATTTTTGATGTTCAAAAGAAACTGCCTTTGTTTACAAAAAGTAAAAAATCTAAAAGTTTATATTGTGCAGGATATTATATCATCAAATTTGAAAAAGGATGGGTTAGAAGTTTTTGCCCTAAAATGCTAACACTTGATAGATACCCATTCAAAGGACCTTTTAGAACGCAATTAGAAATGAAACAGGAGTTAGCAAATGCAAACAAGAACTCCCATTAATACAGCATCCATTGAAAGACTGCTTCAGCAGATTAAAAATGCTGACCAGTCACAACAAAAACAGGTTACATTGGATATTGCAAGTGCTAAAGAAGTGTCATATGCACTTGGCACAGTGTTGGCTAGACTGGCTGGGGACTATGAGTCATTAATTGCAAAGGGCGATTCAGACCAAGAAATAGAAGTGAAAGTAGACGGCGGAAGCCTGTAAACCATTAACTACTAATAATATACATCAAAATTGGATAAATATGTTATATTATGAGTAGACCTAAACCCACGATACTATTAGAAAACGTCAACAAAAGCGACTACAAATCTGAGCAAGTTTTGGCGGCGGACGCCATTTGGGCAGTTTTCTACAAAAACAAACCCTTCAATTTGAAGTCATCTAATTTATTGAACAATTATCCAGGACCAAAATACAAAAAGGTCTCTTTTTCAAATCCTGGACACGCATTCAATCTAGCAAAAAAATTGAACACTATGTTCAACACTGAAGAATTCACGGTGGTCAAATTGACCCAGGGTGAAACTGTCAGTGAAAAATGATATCCAAAGAAGCCTACACTAAAATTTTCCTAAAACAGGCAAACATTTCTATTGGCGAAAATACTATGAAAGAATATATGCCTGTGTGGTGGAAAAATACTAGAAGATCTGGTGGACTAAGATTAACTGATGCAGGCTTTGAATTTATTACAGAAAAATTAGAAATAAAAGTTTACGAAGTTCCATTTCCTATGGACTTTACTCTTACTACTCAAGTGATTATATTTTTAGACAAATATATTAATTGTCCATATTTTCTTGCAGAAGACGGTATAGTCGTAACCAATGAAAGAAAAGCAATGGAATTAATGCTATTTTCTGGAGATATTAGAAAATATGGTCTGAATAAAGCAATATCTAGACTAGAATCCACAGAATAATTATCCACAGGTCAAATTACCCGCATAAACCTTGACGTTTTTAACCAATCTTTGTGGTTGACTTTTTTGGTAGCAGAATATATTATAATACTATACAACAAGTTAATATAGGAGTACAAACATATGCCAAAAGCACAAGAAACAATAGGAACTAGACAAGTTAGCCCAAACAAGGCAAAGGCTAGTATCTTACACGCACTAAAAATTAAAAGACCAATATTTTTATGGGGAGGCCCAGGTATTGGTAAATCCGAAATTATACACCAAATTGGTGATAACATGGATGCCCATGTTATTGATATTAGGTTAAGTTTATGGGAGCCTACAGATATTAAAGGTATCCCTTATTTCAATTCAAAAGAGAATACAATGGATTGGGCTCAACCATCAGAACTTCCAGATGAGAAATTAGCCAAAAAACATAAGTGTATTATTTTGTTTTTAGATGAAATGAATTCCGCGGCACCTAGTGTACAAGCGGCGGCATATCAATTAATCTTAAACAGAAAAGTTGGTACATACAGCCTACCTGACAATGTTGTTATTATTGCGGCAGGTAATAGAGAGGCAGACAAAGGTGTAACTTACAGAATGCCTGCTCCGTTGGCAAATAGATTCATTCACTTGGAGATGAAAGTTGAATTTGATGACTGGTTTGAATGGGCGGTCGACAAAAGCATCCATAAAGATGTTTTAGGATATTTGACTTTTAGCAAAAAGGACTTATATGACTTTGATCCAAAGTCGCCGAGTCGTTCTTTTGCAACTCCGAGATCCTGGTCATTTGTTAGTCAGTTGCTGACAGATGAATTGGACGAAAGCACAACTACTGACATGGTTAGTGGTGCAGTGGGCGAAGGACTTGCAGTTAAGTTCATGGCTCACAGAAAAGTGGCAAGTAAGTTGCCTAACCCATCAGAGATTTTAGATGGTAAAGTAGACACATTGAAATCTAAGGAAATTAGTGCTATGTACTCACTTACGGTTTCATTGTGTTATGAACTAAAAGACGCTTGTGATAAGAAAGATAAGAAATTTGACGACAAGGTCAATAAGTTTCTTAGATTTATGATGGACAATTTTGATACCGAACTTGTTGTAATGGGTATTAAACTT